CAGACTCTTATAGATTCTGAATCAACCATCCAAATACTCCAAACGGAGTATACTTATCCTGCGCAGGATAAAGAGCTTCTTGACAAGCTAGTCGATGCATCAGTCACCGATATATTGACTCAGATGGAAGAAGTCACTTTCAAGCCCAGCCCTCAATTAATTGAGGAGGATTACTATGTTAATAATAACATGAATCCTTTAAACTGGGTTGAAGGTGAACTTCTACCGAATGAGTCACATATATCCGTCGTGACTGCTGCAACTACTAGCTACCCCAGAAAGAAAGGGGGCCAAGTTGCTGAAAGCCGTGTGGTTTTAACCAACCTAAGAAGACTTTTCTTCCCAAACCTTAAGGAAGAAGAAGAAAAGGTTTCTGTTGATTGGGATCACAACGACTTCACAGATTTAAATCTGCCGATATACGGTGTGCATCTACTTAGTAAAGAAATTATTAAGGATACACAACCGTTATACGATGCCTTTGGTTTTGCCTGTACTACATGGCAAGCCTTGCATCAAGAGTGGAGTTTTTCACTCTTCGATAAAGTATATATCGACCTCGATAGTGATTTCGAGTGGAATATACTTATCGATGAATATAACCTTGCCAGTACTGAGCCTTTAAAGGCTCGCACTGGTAATGTTCTCTTAATGGTTGCCACTGGCCTCGTCTACAAGGAACTTGGAATATTCGAAGTTCCTCCAGACGTAGTAATTAATTACTTACAGGTCGATGACAACTATCCTGAGAACAACAGGTTAGTTCGAGTGCCCTTGTGGGTCACTTCAATCCCTAAGGTATTTGTACCTTATGAGGACATTAGAATTATATCCCGTCTGGTTGCTAGTCAAACGGGTGGGTATAAAACTAGGGTGGTTACTACTAACCCCTGGGAGGTGGGACTCTTGATGAAATTCACCAAGTTCCACATCCGACAGTTACTAGCCCGTTTACGTCCCATTAGGGATGGGCATAGAACTACTCCTTTATGGTCATGGTGCTCCGATGTAAATAAGAGCACTACTTTAGGAGTTTTTGAGGCGTTTTATTCTAGCGACCTCAAAAATGCAACAGACTATATCCCTAGAGATATGGTCCGTGTCATCTGGACTTCGTTCCTAAATCAATTTAGGACTAAGTTCGGAGTACACCCTCTCATTTCATTCTTAAGAATGACCTGGATGGGTCGCCATATTTTTGTAGACAGATCATTATTGATCTTAGCTAAAGAATATGGCTTTGAGCTTCCTCAGCAGTTTGACCAGCAGAGGGGCTCACTCATGGGTGATCCAATGAGTTTTATGACCTTAAATTTAATAAATTATATGGTTCATAAAGAGTGCCATAATCTCAATTGTGAGAGAATGGCCGTGGATAGTAGATTATTCCACACACCTGGATTAATATTA